TATCTAAATGAGCCAAGCTGATGAGCGAACAACAGAACAACAACGCATGGATAGATGTAGCTATAAGCTGTCTGGTAGTTGTGATTGTACTATTTTCTGCGTGGAACACGATAGCAACAATCAGAATAAACAAACAGATGGAGATGAATAAGGCGCATCTTTGTTTTATAACAGATTTTATGTTTGGTCCTGTTCCTCCTGAAAGTCAGGAGGAATTGTGCGATATGTTACGTAAAGATATACATGAGACATGGCAGGATTGGCGCAAAGCAGGCAACGAGTAAGAGAAAGTCTTTGGATATAACAAATGCGACGATTGACTTCATCAAAAGCTGGGAAGGATTCTCGGCTACCGCCTATTATGACGTATCACGCTGGTCCGTTGGATACGGAACAGTCGGTTACGAAGGAGAAGTTGTTACAGAGGAGGAGGCGGCTAAGAGATTACAAGAGGTTGTCGCAACATACGCAGACAGACTCTCCAGAAAACTTACCTTTGAGCCAACCCCAAGTCAGACCACCGGCTTACTATCGGCGGCCTATAATCTTGGTGTGGGTGGGATTAGTAAAATTACTATCGCGTGTAATTCAGGCGAGTTTAGAGATGCTGCAAGAATGCTTAGACTCTACGATCACGCTGGAGGTAAGCAACTCGCAGCTCTCACCAGACGAAGAGAAGCCGAAGCAGGACTATTATGGCAACCCGGACCTGTGGTGGTGGATAATGAAATGAATAGAGGCAATCCACGCACTCAGTACGCTAGAGTTGTACACCTGGTAGAGCAAAACGTATCAATTGATAAGTGGGTACAGGTGGCGAAGGAAGCTTATGAAGCACGCAGTAGTGTGACGGCATCCTATGACGATGCAGGTATCGGTGATCTAGATGATCGCACAGTTATATTACACGGCCAACACCCGGGTGCTGAAGAGTGGTTTGAGGAGCATTATCCCGGTGTTAAGATAGTACGCGATAACAGCCCAGCCCCTATTGCACCACGGCCTGATATAGAGCAAACAAAGCATACTCTATGGGGGTTGCATGGGTCAGCAGATGCTTGCTGGGGCCATACTTCTGAAGCTGTACCTTCTATATTAGAGATGGCCAAGACAGCCCGTATACAAGCCTTCAAAGTTTTATCTACAGAAAACCCTCATACAGTAGAGGTCATGCAAAAGATCAATCCAAATATGTTCTTTATGGTTCGGGCTATGTGGCAACCTGATGAACACAATTGCACTACAGATGCATTCTTGAATGCTACATTAGACCATTGCCGGGCCTGGTATGACCAGGGTGTACGATTTTTTGAACTACACAACGAGCCTAATCTTTTTATAGAGGGGTTAGGATTATGTTGGGCTAATGGTGCCGAGTTTGCACAGTTATTTTTAAATGCGGCCAGAGTATTCAGGCGCAAGATGCCCGAGATACAAATAGGTTGGCCCGGGTTATCCCCCGGACCAGATGTACCTCGAATACGAGCTGCTGCTTTACCATTCTATAAAGAAGCAGAGGATGCGGGAGCTTTACAAGAGGCTGATTGGATAGGAGCTCATTGCTATTTTCAAACAGACTTAGAAAGTATGTTGAAAGATGGCGGACAATATTACCGCAATTATATTAGAGGGAACAAACCCATATTGATTACTGAGTTTTCTAATCCCTCTCCTGGAGTAGACAAGGCCGAGAAAGCACATACTTACGTCGATTATGTGAAGAGTTTGGACTCGATAGTACATAGCTGTTATAGCTTCATTGCTACTGCGTCTTCAAGTTTTCCACACGAAACCTGGGCCGATTCACCAATTGCGCAGATAGTAGGAGCAAGATCTTGTGGAACAACAAATACTTAAACACGTAGATAGAATTAGAGCGCATATAAAAGTGTTAAACCATTCATCAGAGCGTATGGCTAATGCGTTGGACGGTGTGGAGGGCGAGGTGAAAGAATTATCAGAACGTGTAGCAGCAATAGAGGCTAATTTAGGTTGGCTTATGAAGCTGATCTGGATGATATTAGGAGGTATTGTTATGATAGTATTTAGGATGTTCGCACCCCCAGTATAGAGGAGACAACATGAATAATTTACCCGAACTAGAGCCTTCGGTTTCGGCAGGCTGTTATTACACGCGCCTGGATTATACTGCTCAGTGGGAACAATACTTTCTACTGATTAGTGATATACATTTTGATGCTAAAGGCTGTAATAGAAAACTAATCCGTAAACATTTGGAACAAGCAAGGGTGCGTAACGCACCTGTTTTTATATTCGGGGACTTACTTGACTTGATGGGCGGGAAATATGACCCTCGCAGTGCCAAGCATGAGCTTCGTCCTGAGTATGCTATGGATGAGGACTATCTTGGTAGTGTCTGTGAGGATGCGGCTGACTTTCTAGCTCCATACGCAGAGAACTTAGCCCTGATTAGTATGGGCAACCATGAGTTTGAGTATCGGCGTAGGCATGAGATAGATCCACTAACTATTGTAGCGACGCACCTCAAGATAAAGACTGGCGTTGCTCCAACCATAGGACCATACACAGGCTGGATACAATTCAAAATGAAGTACGCTAATGGTGGTAGGCGTAAGACTATCAACATGAAATACCATCATGGCGTAGGCGGTAATGCGCCTGTAACTAAAGGTGCTATCCAGAGTAACCGAAGTGCCGTCATGTGGCCTAATGCTGACATAATGATACGTGGACATATACATAATAGGTTTGCTATGTCGATGCCTGTAGAAACTATATCCAATCACGGCAGGATAATGACTGACCAAGAGCGCATCTATTTACAGACAGGCTGTTACGTATCGGACATTGAGGACGGTAACAGTTGGTCTAGCCGTAGAGGATTTGGAGTACCTGCTATGGGAGGCTATTGGCTCAGGCTATACAACGATAGCCTGACTGATAATACTGTGAATGTACAGTACCAAGCGATACCGACTGACTAGTGAATCGTAAGGACCTGAAACGTAAGCTGTTTGACGAGCGTGACCGTTGCGACTGGTGTGGTCACTGGTTGAATAACGAAGGTGATATGCATGAATGGCTTCTTAAACGTAGTGCAGTCCCTAAGAGTAAGAAGAAGAAAATATTTGATGAGCGTAACTGTTCGTTGCTACACCACAGTTGCCACATGGAGTTTGGTCAGACAACAGCAATGAAAGAAAGGTTAGCTCCGATCTTTGTGTCACGCTATGGCAAGGAAAGTATGTTGAACTTTATTGACTCCTTATCTTTAAGATCTCCCCGGGAATATGTTGCTCTAATAGAATCTATTTAGACTGTTCTAGGGTATACTATTAGCATCATCCGTTGGGGTTGAGCCAAGCGGATGACAAACGACTCTAGATAATAAATATATAGCAAACTGTACCGTCTCGCTCAACCCCACTTATGAAAAGTCCCTAATTTTTAATGCGTCTTATTGTTTTATGTGGTAAAATATGAACATGAATAATCAACATGTTCAAACAGAGTCGGACGAGAAGGTGACAGCTTCGTGGGTAGTCAATCGAGGTCTTCGTGAAATGATTGCTCAACGTGCAAAGATAGAGGATAGATCAGAGTCCTCATTGATTAGACAAATCCTACGAGAACACTTCTCTCATTACAGATACCAGTCTGGACCAGTTGCATACCCATATATGCAACCTGCTCAGAAGGTATAAACAACAACCTACACTAATAGGAGGAAAGATTTATGAACAATAAGTCAGATGTTGGCTTTGTTGCTCGAGCCCTAAAGGGCACAGCAAGTATAGCCGATCCAATGTCAGAAACATGGGAAGCAAATCTTCCTGTGTCATCAGTATATCTCTGGACACATAATGGTAAGCCGGAGTTCAAAGAGGGAGTACCTCGTTACGGTGGCTTTGCCGCCTCATCCGAGGCTGTAGATGAATTGTTATCTACTAATGATCTGATTGTTCCTACTGAATGGGAGCTCACAGATTTACATGGGAGAGAGGGTGCATATGGGGCATACCTCACTCGGAAAGTTGCAGTAGCACCGATAGGGTTCAGGTTACGCTGGCTGGACCAGACAGGTGGATATCAAACACAGTTTGATAGAGAGAATGGGTTCACACGCCGACATGTACAGGTACTAGCCGGTCTAGGCCACATGAATAAAGGCACTCCAAAGTTTGCTGGGTATTGTGTGCTCACCGCTAAAGGATATCAAGCGGGTAATCTCATGGATTCACTTCGTGACTTTTATAATGCCATTGGTCCTGCTCGAAGGGCTGCTGGCGCAGACAATGGTATAGCTCAGTGTGCTTTCTGGCATAGCATTGGTACTTTTAGTGACGAGCCAGAGTACGACCAGGTAGGGTCATCCGCAAAGAGTGTCATCACACCACTGCGACCACATCCTTACTATTTTGGTGGCGAGGATGTCACAGAGGAACGTCTTAGGACTCTCTTTGTAGGGCGTGAGAACTACGAGAATTTTACTAACACTGCTGAAGGCGCAGAGGAATGGCTAAAAGCATGGAATAAAGGATCTGATGATATAGATACTCCTATATTAGAAGAGCCAGTATTTGCTACTGCAGAAGAGTCTATCAACACATTGTTCTAGTGGTGCCTGAAACTACTGACCAATACATCGAGGATGTTGGGGGGCGTAAGTACTTTACTATGCTTCCTAATCTCCTTGATGATGTTGGATTATCCCCCTATGCCTTTCGTTTATTAGTACATTATTACAGAGTATGTGGTGGCAACAGCACTTGCTATGAAGGTGTGCGTACTACAGCTAAACGTACCTGTATGAGTGTAGGTAAGGTGAGTGAAAGCAGAAGGGAGTTGGAACAAGATGGTTGGATAAAGTTACGAGCAGAACAATTCGAGAATAGGCCTGCACCCACGTTAGTTGTAAGCATACAAGATCGCTGGAAAGAGAACATGGAGCAGTACGAGAATGGCTCTCCCTCAGTCAAGGCTAAAGCTAAGAAAAAAAAAGCAAAGCCCAAAGCCACCGACGCAGAGCAGTCAATCAAAAATCGTACAGTTGGTATCAAAGATGCTTACGTGGAATTATTGGGATATGGCCCCAAATGGTATCAAGGAGAAGGTAAAGCTGCACGTCAGATTGCAGAGAAGTATAGTGTATCGCAATTCAGACAAGCTTATACGTACTATAAGAGTCAGAAGTTTTGGCAAGACAAGAAGCTGAGTTTAAGATTTTTGTTACAGCAAATGCCAGAATGGGAGAGGAATAATGATAGAGAAAAAGCAGGACATAGTACCTCGTCAGATATTGGTGACTTCCTTGCCGGAGTTACCGGTTGACTTTAGTGTCTTCGATAGTTTCGATGTAACATGGCATCCCAAATGCCAAAAAGCGAAGGCCAAAGTATACGCATGGATTGAATCTCTTATAGAAGGAGAGCCAGGGGGGATTGTGTTATGGAGTAAGAACTATGGCTGTGGTAAGACACACCTAGCCAAAGCTGCATACAGGGCTTTAGGTGCTGTACCTACCCCGCCTTATGGTTTCAGGAAATTTGGAGAGTTTATAACCTCCGAGGATTTTTTCCAGTCGATACGAGACAGTTATGCACATGGATCCCCGACTCAATTGTTCAAAGATTGGGAACAGTCTCCTTATTTGATAATGGATGACTTTGGAAAAGAGTACGCTGCTAATATGGAGTGGGCTCGAGAACAATTCTATAAGCTAATCAATCGTATTCACGAACACAAAAGTTTTTTGTTGACTAGCAATCTCACACCGGCTGAGTTAGGAGAGCGGATAGGTGGAGCTTCTATGTCTAGACTAATTGGTATGTGCGGACAAGATGGTTTCGTAGATATGTCGGACATACCTGACTATAGGGTTAAAAATCATGGGAAAAATAGAAGAGTTGGGACGCAAGCGACAACGGTCTCACGGAAAGCAGGGAACACACCGCCTTTTTAAAGATCCCAATGCTGAGAATATCGTTGGGATAGCTGGCGAATTTGCATTCGCAAATGAGTTTGGTTTTACTATAGATGAAGATGACCTATGGCAACGGCCTTGGGGTGATGGTGGAGTAGACTTTGAACTGGCTAATGGGCTCACTATAGATGTAAAGTGTGCTCGTAAGCCAGTTTTTCTTTTAGTAAAAGAAACTGATATAGAACAGGTAGCTGATGTCCTAGTGCTAGGTAGATTCATTGATGTGGATACCATCAAGTGGGTTGGCTGGACACTTGGCAAGGTAATGAGGCATGCTGTTATGAAGGATTTCGGATACGGTATCCGAAGCTATGCGTTGCCAGCCGAGGATCTAACATCAATGGATAGATTGAAACTATTCTTAGAAAAGAATGGGCACTACGATAGTGAGCTTGACTCAGGAGATATATGGTTATGAATAATGAAGCATTGACATTGACACCATCACAACTAATACCAGAGACTTACCTTGAGCTATTGCAACAGGTCAGGGGCTTAGGAGATGTAGAGTTCTGGTCCATTGGGGACATCGCTACTTCATTGGAAGATGAAGCATCCGATAACCCTAAGAAAAAGAGGGCAGTACGGCAGGCTATCGCAGATGTCAGTGGTGTGTTGCCAGACACAGTGCTAAGGTACAAGAATTGCGCAGAGTTTTTTCCAGTGCAGGTACGTGAAGAATATGTTACCCTTACTAGGTATCATTTCAGAGCAGCACGTTCTGCAGGTAGTTTAGATGCCGCAAAATCGTGGTTGACAAAAGCGGTAGAGAGCGCAGATAATTATGGAGGAGTACCTATGCCAGTGAGAACACTGATCGGGCTTATAGCTGACGCAAGAGACCGTAAAGACAAAGTGAAGTCTCAAAAGCGGCAGTTAGCTAACAATATAAAGCGTGCTGAGTCAGCTTTAGATAGAGCTATTAGTTTGTCAAGTCAACTAGAGCTGCCTAAAGGGTTACGTGATTCATTATTCGCTGCCTTAGCAGCAGTACAAGATGTATCGGCTGAATGGAATGAGCAAAAGTAAACTAGAAGACGAACTATCACAGCAGCTAAAGCTACTCAAAGTTAAGAAGCCTGAAAGAGAGTATCGCTTTAGTAATGCTAGAAGATTTAGGTTTGATTTTGCATGGCCTGAAGAGAAGGTGGCATGTGAGGTACAAGGAGGGGTGTGGGTAGGAGGCAGGCATAATCGTGGCAAAGGCTATGAGAATGACTGTGATAAACTAAATCTAAGCCAGCTTGAAGGATGGCTTTTACTATATGTCACCACCACTCACATCGCAAGGGGTGATGCCGCAGAACTAATTCGTAAAGCACTCAAGGTACGCAAGCTACAACCCCCATACTATAATGATAGTGATGTAGTATAATTGGATCACATAATTCGGAGGATTATAAGATGAAGAATGGCTGGAAGACAACTGAGTTTTGGGTCTCTGTAAGTGCTCTGGTAGCAGGAGTGATTGCTTCTACTCAGGGCTTTCTACCCCCAGAGGCCGCCGCTTGGGCAGGAGCTATAATTGCAGGGCTTTACGCATTTAGTCGAGGTCTTGCTAAACAAGGACAATAGTTATATAATAATAGCTATCACCTCCTTGGTAGCGGAGAGATTACAGGTTTTTCTCCTTTCCTCCTGAATTTCTCCAATCAGTAACAGGGGAGGCTACGAAAGTAGCCTCCCTTTTTTTATTCCACTATTATTACGTCTACCAGAAATGCCCCTGCTGGACTCCAACTGTCTCGTACTATTCGTCCCCCCCTTATCCAGGGTGGCTCTCTCTGCAAGAGATCCAATCGAAAACTGCCATCGTCCAGTCGATGGATGAGCCCTCCACGATCTATACACAAAAAAGTATTTTTGAGCTCAGGGATATAGAATTTCGTACCAAGCGGGAACTCACTAGGACAGGCGAGTGTAGCATATTTCTCGTGCCACCATTCCCAATGATGCCATCTACCCGATCCATCGGTGAGCCATGAGTTACATTGCCCATCTACCACGTTATCTGGGTGACAGTTCGGCCCAAGATTAGGCGGCCAATAGTAGCTCAAACGAGCTTGGAGCTGTGGCTCTACGGTAGGTTCGGGTGTGGGTGGTACTGGTGTGTTCACTTGTACATCTATGTAGGGATTGGGTAGCGTGGCTTCAGCTACTGGTGGCTCTACTTCATACGACCTAAAGGTATTCCATACCACAATGCCTGTTATAAAACCAACCATCATGGACATCGCAATCATAATTACTGCTACTTCACGTCTTGATAACATAACTAACCTCCTTGTTAGTTCATATATATATGCCACAGATTCATGTACTCACATTCTGTGACGTGCTTCAGTGCTTCTTCCATTAGTACATCCATGTCTGTTGAGTCACATTCAAAGGCAGGCCATCCACTCAACACGTATGCAGGCGGTACTACTAGTGGGAATTGGTCTGCATCTACTATCACAAAGCCTGTATTATACACTGTGCTGGCTATGTAGTACTTCACTTGATGATCCTCTTGTCTGGGTCTACCTTGAGTTCTACTTGTGATGGTACTCCATAACAGAAACTACCATGTGACCATCGCAAGTTACGTCTAACCTTTCTTACACCTGCTGCTACTTGTTCTATCTGTATCTTGTTGGGAGTAGCAAGGTAATATGATACACCAGTATCTTGTTTGCGTACCATTAAAGGTTCTCCCGAATGGTACACAAAGAAGGTATCTCCTGCTTGTATACCAGCACGTAGTAATGTGTATGTAAGGTCATCTCTAGAGCTTTGATCTCTTAAGAGTCTAGTCTTTTTTTTCTTGGCTGATGCCCATGTTAGCCGTCTTTGTCTTATCTTTGTTTTTGATTTTCCGCTTTTAGGAATCTTTCTGAATATTTCACTGAGCCGTAAGGTTACACCAGCCCAAGGCCATCCGTTATGGTTGTTGCCATACACATTGCCAACATAGACGAGGTGAAACTTCTTTCCGCCAGAATTCTTTCTGCGCTTAGGTAAGCCTGTCATTCGTTTTGCTTTCATTCGCTAACCTCATCACGCAATATCTTATTTAGATCTGGACACGTACTGTCATCTATCCCAAACATTTCGTTGTGGATATCACGCCTCCACTGGTCTGCCTTACTGAATGGTAGTAGCTTGCATTCTCGAATGCAGTAGCAGTACGTCCATACAGTACCTAACCTTTGACCAGACGGATAGTAATCCGCCTGGTCTTTAGGTGTTTTATTCTGTTTCTTTTTCCTGCGTTTTGGACTCATCATATAGTATAGGTGGTTCAGTGTGTATAGTTCTTAGGATTTCTTCCTGCGTTTCGTAGTCATCGTCTAGGATAGGTGTCTCGTAGCCATCATCGCCCTCGTAAGTCACCCAATCTACGTACTCAGCCTGATCTACAGCCTTGAGGACACGCTTGACCAGTACATCCTTATCTAGCTGTCTGGTGTTGATTGTAGCTATTACTTTCTCATCGAAAGTACTAATCTGTATTGATGCCATGTCAGTAGTCCTCCTCTAGGCTCTCGCCTGCATAGGTTGGGTCAAAGTACTCGTCTTTATGGTACGGATATATACTATCATCCTTGTAGCAATCGTCACACCATGCACCTGTGGGTATACCGTAGGCATCGTAACGATTGAGTGATTGAATTTCACCTTCCTTATCACAGCCTTGACACGTCCATCTCCAATTCATGGCGACTAAGATATCATCTATCATTATAAATGCCATTATATAAACGGTCACGATCAGTTAGTATGTCACGATGCAGTGCACCTACTAGTGTCTCAACATCTTTTAGCTTATCTAGTGCAGCCTGTAACTCTGCTGCTACAGTTTCCTCTCCATCTGGATATAGATTAGCCTTAGCATTCTTGATGATATGCTGTGTGTTCCATAGTACTATTTTGATCTTGGTAACTTCTGCTTGATATGGCTCAGTCATGAGATATGGCTCAGTCATGCTGTCACCTCCGCTATGTCGTCACCACCACACTCAGAACACGTTGGATGTTCGGTAAAAGAGCCACTCTCAAAATCATCCCAAGAAATATTACGCATCTCGTACCTCCTGTTGGAAATGTACACTGTGTACTCCCACATGAAACTGTTCTGGTCGTCATTGCTACATTCTTTACAGCGATACTTAGTTTCACTCATCTTGCACCTCCTTGTAGATTTACCTTCCAGAATTTATCTCCGCAAACTTGACACTCACACATATAGTCTGAGACAACATAAGCTGAAGCCTCGAA